ATTGCTCTCCATATACATGTAAGTACAGGTGAACAGTAACTTGTAAAGTCATAGTTTACTTCTACTAAAGCATTGATAAGTTCCATCAACTCTTCTTTAGTATTATAATTCGTAGCAAAACATTCCATTACCTCATTGTGGAATGTAAATCTATGAGGATGTAGCATGTGTGTTAGTGCTCCCCATCCACCCATACCAGAATAAGGATTTCTATTCAGTATTTCTTTACACTGTTCAACCCACTCCTTAGTATGAACATAACAACCATCTAACCACACAGTCTTAGAACCCACAGGGAATAGTTTATGTGGACACAACTTTGCAAAGGCAGACATCCTCCTAGGACATGCACCTGCCTCTTCTAATACATGTGCTGGTATCTCTCTAAACTCCCATGGTCCTTTCTTCTTTACCTTACCATCAGTAAAACAAACATACTTTACATCTGGATCATAATAATTCTCATCAGGAAACTCGTCATACCAATTAGTAATAGAAGTATAGATTATTATTTGATTACGTGTCTCATCATCCCATTCAATAGCGTAACTATATTTTCCTGCATCACCAAAAAAATACTCACCTGTAATTCTATCTTTGCCTGATCTATAATACTCTTGCCAATCATAAAGACCTGTTAGTTCTGTTAGTAAGTCTGCAAACTCTGTGGGATCTACTGGATCAGCATACTCATAGTCACCACACCTATTCTGATCTGTATGTGTAAACCAAACACCTTCTGGAGAACCATCAGTAAACTTATCAAGAAATAATCTAGAATTTTCATACTCATACTCAATACCAGATAACTGTAGAGCAACAGAGAATGATAATTGATCTCTTACACCACCCTTATTATACCAAGACCACCATAACTTATCAAACTCTTCATTCCTACTACCACGCCAGATAATAGTACACAATGGAGAGAAGTACTCTTCAAAATCAAACTGTGTTTCTGATACTAGAGTGGTAAACTCTAACAACTTATCACTACCAACCCATCCTCTACCAACATATTCAGCACACTCTTCCAAATAACTATGTTGATGTGGGTGTTGCATGATAAAGAACTTATCTCTAGATAAGATCTCTTCACTCAACTTCAAGAACTCTTCATTGATTAGATGTAACTTAGATGCATCAATGTATATGTTTGGTTGATCAAACGGACATAGTATCTTAGGTTTTCTTGATGACCTTACAGGATCACCAAGGTCTTCTATGATTCCACCTGTCCATGGTGCAGGTGGATTCTCTACACCAAAAGCAACGTAAGTTGGACCTTCAGGTAGATCAGTACATAGATCCACATAGTCATCAGTAATACATGTGTAGATTAGTAAGTTCATATAATTTTATAAACCTTCATATAAAATTCATGGTCTGGATAGACACTGTACAACATACCACTCATACCTGTAATGTCACTTAGTTCTCTTAGAAACTCTTCCTTACGTAAGTATTGTTTTAGATCACCTCTTTGTGGATGCATACCTAGTCTACCTTTCTTATTATAATATCCTAATGGTATGCCAGCATCGTTTCTATTTTCATAGACTGATGGTAATTTGACTCCTGAGAATTTCAACGCTGCATCGAAAGCAATTTGATCTCTATTACATCCAACTAATGACCATTTATACCATTCTTTATTGAAGTCTCTCATCTTAGAAGACAGAGTTCTCCATACAATAGTTCCTAATGGACTACCATATGTTCTGAAGTTATAGTTTGCTTCCTTGAGTTTCTTTGTTAGTTCAATACCATCATCATAACTAAAGAATGCACAAGTAAATCCTTCTAACATCTCATCAAAGTATGAGAACTTAGAAGCATGTCTTAGCATAGTAAATGGAAAACACTTCTTACTATTTTCTATAAACTTTCTAGTAAGTTGATAGCAAGCATCAACCCATATAGTATTAGTTCCTGGTGGAAAATATAAATGTGGGTTTGCTTTTGGATAGAAAGATAATCTTCTTGGGCAATTTATATCTACATCGTGTCTAAGTTTTGGTAAATCAAGTTTTACATACTCCCATGGTCCTATTGTGGTATCAATAGTTCCATCATGGAAACAAACATACCTTACGTCTGGTGAATAATAATTATTCTTAGGAAACTTATCATATCCATTTGTAATACAAGTATAGACAACCATATCTGATGGTTGAGTGATTGGATTCAACTCAAAGGGAGGGTATCTAACACATGCATACATCTTATTCAATGTAAACTTATCAGCATCTGCATCAAATATTTCACCTAATTTATTCAACAACTCCATTTGATCTTCCATCGAAGGCTTATCATGTATCTCATAAGACTGCCAATATTCTTTTTGTCTATTAGTTCTCTCCATCTCAGCTTTAATCTTCACCCTACGTGGTTTGAAGACCATAGGAACTCTATACTTATTAGACATAACAAATTCTGCTATGGCACTTGATACCTGATCCCTATTGACACCTAGATCATACCACTGTCTCCATATTTCACACCATCTAATTACTTCAGGAGTTAGAACTCTCCATATAACACTGTTAATTGTCTGATTATATTCATCTAAACTATATCCTATTTGTTTTATTTTCTTTGCCATCGAGAGGATCTCTTCCTCAGTAGAGAATCCTTCACCATATAACTTAGCAAACTCTGCTGGTAATGTTCTCTTTGATGGGTGCTCTTGCAATGCAAAGTCACACTCTTCAAGTATAATCTTTGATTCAGTTACTAATGACTCTGTTATTTCATAAGATGCATCAACCCACACTGTAGGTTCACTTGGTTCAAAATAAAGATGAGGTAAATGTTTAGGATGATATGATCTTCTTACTGGACAAGTACCAGCTACGGTGAGTGGTATGTATTCCCATCCCCCTGCTTCTGGTTCTACACCATCATCATAGAAACAAACGTATCTTACATCAGGATCTTGATATGGTTCAACTATCTTATCGTAACTATTGGTTACACATGTATAAAAAGTAATCAATTTAGTTTATCCTCAGGTGTCAATTTACCAGATAACTCACCAAGAGTTCTGTTAGTCACATTACCTGGTTCTCTTGAGAACCAACCAGTAGCAATGTATTTAGAATCCTTACCTGTAAGGAAAGCACCTCTATGTACATGTGTATATGCTGCTGGCCACAAAACTATCGTACCCTTCTTAGGTTGGAATGACTGTTCCTGATGATAGAAGTCTGTTGCTCCACCACTTTCGTAAGGAATATCATTTAGATATATCATCCATGTAACCACCCTATCACGATACAAGAAGTTACCATTCTCGCAATGCCACACATGATATCCACCACCAGGATCTGTTCTCTGTATCTTACATGTCCATGAGGACACAGGATCTGCTGCATCAATTATACCTTTATACTTTTTAGCATAGATCTCAAAGGCAGCACCAACAGCTTGATTGATCTCCATAGCATACGCTGCATCAGCAACCTCCATGTATAGTTGATGATCTTTTCTACCCATTCCACCTTGAGGAAACTGTGTAGTACCATCACCCCATTTGTTTACAGTTTCTTCATCAGCAATTACATGTTTCTTACCATACCAATACTCAAATGCTTCAACAACTTTATCACAAAACTCCCACCTCAAGAAGTTCTCGAACACACCGATGTGTCCATGGTCTACCATCTCAGTAAAATCAGGTTGAACTAACCCTTCAGGAATGTTGCCCATTTTGAACCTCTTGTATGCCTTGGTTTATATACACTTGTGGTGGTATTCTACCACAATATTCATCTAATTGCATTACTTCTTCTATCTTGACATCAGCACCATTCTGTTTCCAAAAATCTACTAAGGCATTGTTACTTCCCTTATGAAATATATCAATGTGCTCCTCATGTATTGCCGATCCCATATCCAATCTATAATTGAACAAGGGAGTAGAGTACGACTTGCCACTGTCAAGTATCAAGTCTTCCGAGACTGCTCTTGGTCTGATGTTTTGGTCGAGCTTCCACTGCGATCCTCTTTGGTGTAACCTGAGGAGCTTAGTTGCATGATGACGAGTAATGAGGTAGCAAGCAGCAGAAAAGTCATTGATATACCTGTGGTGTAATTTTAATGTAATTCCATTAGGATTTATTATAGTCAACTGTAAAGTATCAAAGTTTATTGGCACTCTCTTACGAACATCCTTCCACTTGAAATCCCAGTGCCTTGCTGTTGATAGATCAACATCATCTTCCATGATCATGATCTCATCAAGGTCTGTCTCATTGACAAAGTACTTGATAGCATTGAGGTGTGACATAACACATGCACACTCACCATTATTCATATTATGTGGTACAGTACCCTTCAAGTATTCTTCATACTCAGGTCCATCTATAGCAGTAATACGATGATGATCTTTTACTTGCCAGTAATCAAACTGCTCTTCCATATATTCCCTACGTTCAGGGAACCTGTCAAGGTTGATCCATAATACCTTAGGAAGACCTTCTAATTTGAATGATGCTTTATTTTTATCCATTACGAACCTTCATGTAGTCAACGTTTTCATAATACTTAGTCAACCCTTTCTTACCTTTTAGTTTCAACTCTTCCCACAATGATTTGTTATCTTCAATGTGTGGATTATTGAACCAAGAATTAGATGATCTACCATGTTCTAAATGAAAAATGAAATCATTTATTCTAGCAACACTTGATAGTAAATTGAATCTAAAAAACCTTTCATCATCTTCATATCCATAAGCAATAAAGTTCTCATTCTCTCCACCCAGTCTCTTGTACTCTTCAGTATCAAAGAACTGACAGAAACCATACTTAGCATCCCACTG